ATCATCAAACATTGATTGAGATCCTAGCAACCAAATACGACCTATATCTTTACCTGATGGAACAACACCTCCCATTGACATGAGATGACCATGACGACTAACAGTTGTTAAGCAAGGCTTAGACATAAGATAAGCATAAAGCAATCCACCCTTAGGACAAGCTCCTGACTGTGCTTTTACTTCATTAGCATCTTCTTCTCTCATCTTTTCTGCTACTACAGAAACATCTGAAAGAATAGAAGGTCTAAGGATTGCCACTATTAAATCCTCTTCGCTCTTTCTTGTAGCCAACCTTCCCACTCAGCTGATTGAAAGATACAAGGTAGTGGACTATTACTAAACAATTCAATCTTTGCATCAATATTCTGAGTCATAACAGGAACTCTGAAACTTTCTTTTGGTATTCCAACTTGACCTAATACACTTTGTCCAACCTGAAAACCATTGTAAGGATAAGTAGAAGTAGGTCTTCCGTATGGAGTAACTTTTAATTCAAAAGAAGAAGTCTTATCAAATACAACAGACCATTTTCTTATTCCTAAATATGGAGAAGGTGAAACAGAAATAGTTCCTGATTCATCTTGAGCTTTTAAATAAGGAGTGCTGAACTCATAGGTCATATCGTATGGTTCACCGACATAAAAAGGTGTTGTGCTTACATCTCCATCAACAGTAATAGTTCCATTATTAGAGGCATCTCCTACTGTTTCAGCTGTAGGTGTCAGAACAGATCCATGCTTTAGTTTGATTAAGCCTCTGAATTTATAAGTATTAGTAGCAGCTTGCTTTGTAAAAGAGATAGCTTCATTAGCTTGAATCGTTTTGCTATGTAAGTAAGAAGGGAAGTCAGTAATAGTAACTGTTGCATTACCTGTCGTTTTACCTGTAGTTGATCCTCCTGAGCTGCTGATAACTAATCCTTCTGCATTAACAATAGTGATGACTGCATTAGTAGAAGGTTGTGATGTAGGAAAACTATTGATGTCTGCATAGTTTGTTCCACCTACTGTTAAAGGTCTGCCTACTAATTTTGTTACACCTGTATTAGCTAATGGATAGGGCAAGGTAATTGTAGTTTGAGCATTTAATCCACCTGAGTTGGTAACACTAAAAGTACAATTAGCTTCTGTTGTTTTTCTATCTAATAAGACTTCAATCTCTGTTCCAGTATCAACAGTCTCTGGTCTTAATGATGCTTTCTCTAGGTAAACACCATCAGCATATTCAGTAATAATATAAAGATCACTGTCTAAAATCGTAGCCGAGAGAATGGATTTGCTTCCTTTTATTTCCCAATAAGACCATGCAGATTGTAGCTTAGTTTCATCTTGAAATAGGAATTTATAAATATATAAACGTGTTGGTTCATCCTTGCTAATCATTACTATTGTTTCTTCTGAAACTGATGCTGCTATTGCTACTAAGTTCTTAGGAATATATCTAGGTACTGAAGCTGTTACTTCTGCTGAGATAGGAGTTGAACCTGTTACGTCTGCAATATAGAACTCACGCAATCCACTAAAA